ACAACTTGTCAATAGCGGCATTGAACGGGTCTTTTCCGTCACCGCCTGCGTTGTCTTCCGGTGTTACGCCAGATACGCCGTTTGCCCCGCCGTCCTGTGCGTCCTGCTGGCGGTTCTGAATGTAGTTGCCGCCCGCTTTGTTCTGTTCTGAAATGATTTTGACTGCCATTTCCTGTGCAGAAATAGGGTTGACAAACTTTGCGTCCTTTGCGATTGCGTCATAGTTGCCGTTTGCCAAGTCTTCAATGCCTTTAATTCTGGCACGTTCTGTGGCTGCTGCTTCATTCTGGATTGTCGCTACTAAATCCGGGTATGCGGCTTTTAGTGCGTCAACCGTTGTGATTTTGTTTTCTGGTGCTGCCATTTCTGGTTCCTCCTTTTCCTGTGGCTTGTTGATAGGTTCTGTTGCACTATTTACTAAACTACCCGGATTTTGATTGTGCGGGCTGTTTAATAACTGGGTTGGAATACTCTTGAACATGGAAACGTCAATGGGTACTGAATTGACCACGATTTTTGAAGAATTTTCAACAACCGTTGTGCTGTCTTCAAACATCAATTCATCACAAAAGCCGTTTTCAACGGCAATGTCGCCCGTCCACCATGTTTCATTTGACATAAGCTGTTCTATGTCCTCTGTCTTTTTGCCAGTCTTGCTGGCATATGTATTGACAATGCTTTGTTTAATCACTTTCAGTTCATCAGCCATCTTCAAAAAGTCTTCTGCTCTGAAAGTGTCCCAGACTGTCATTGCAGGGTCATGTATCATAAATACACCGTTTCTGGCAATCTTGATTGTGTCGCCTGCCATAGCAATGATTGTGGCTGCGGAAGCTGCCCAGCCATCAATTTTGACTGTCACTTTCGCTGAACAATCTTTCAATCTTGTAAAAATCGCATTTGCTGCGAACACATCACCGCCGCCGCTGTTAATGCGCACGATAATTTCCGGCACATCACCAAGCGCCGCAAGTTCTTGATTGAATTGCTGTGGTGTCACCCTGTCTTCCCACCATGACTGCTGGCTGCTTATTGCGCCGTATAAAAGCAGTTCCGGTGGCTTGTCCCCGGCTGCCGGGATAAAGTTCCAGAATTTATTTGTTGTCACCCCGTAAGGATTGCCCGGCGTTCTGCCGTCCTGCTGCTGGTTCATTCCCGGCATTGTCTGTGGGTTCTGTTGGGGTGTTCTGTTTGTTTGTGGTTCCATTGGCAATTTTCTTCACCTCTTTCAGTTCTTTTTCTTCATGTTTCAGCTGTTCGACATTGTTATAAAAGTTGCTTCCTGTCATTTGCATTGCTTCATCACTTCTGGTGCTAAAGCCGTTTGACACTCTCTCTTTCGCTGCTGTAACCTCTTTTGTTGGGTCAAGCATACCTTTTGCAGGTCCGTTCCACTTTGCCCCACAATACGCTTTTCTAATTGCTGGGTCTGTAAAGAAGCCCGGTGCTTTGATACGCCCTTTCGCTACCGCTTCCGTCAGCCATTCTTCATACACTGGCTGGCAAAAGTCCGTTGATAGCCAGCCACGGTACATATTAAACATTTTCCATGCTTCTTCCAGTGCGCCTTTGCTGGCTGTATAGCTGGAATTAAAACGCTTCACAAGTAATTCATACGGAATTTCAAGTGCTGCGCCTATCTGTTGGCATATTGCTTCCACAAAGCTGCCAAAATTTGCATTCGGTCTTCCGGGGTTTGTGTCGTGTGCTTTTTCTCCCTCGTTTAAGTCGATAACAGCACCCGGCGCAAGTTCAATGGTGCTTTCGTCTTCTGCGTCCACCTGCACTTCTTCCGGCAGCATACTTCCTATGGCGTCTTCTGCGCTGGCGTCTGCCTTTTCAATAAAAATAGTAAACATACCGGACACAACCGCCGCCACAAGCTCTGCGTCCGTGTATCTTCCAAGCTGTTTCAAACTTTCAATGACTGGTGCAAGGAATGGAACGCCTCTGCGCTGTTCTATTCTTTCCCGGTTCATCATGTGAAGCACGTTTCTTCTTCCGGTCTTTTGTCCGTATGCTTCAACCCTCTGCCAGCTTATGTCATTGTATGCGTATGACAACGGGTGGTGGTTCGCTATGTGATACGCTATCACTTCCCCGGACTTGTCAACCTCCACACCTCCGACAATCTGGTTGTCTATTGTGTCGCAGTTGTCCGGACTGCAAAGCCTGTCCGCTTCTATCAGCTGCACACGCAGGTCATATGGCTGGTTTATTCGTGGCTTAATTGGCAATACTGCCAGACAATCCCCAGAAATAAGCCAGTTCATAAAAGCCAACTGCTGCAACTCATAAAAGTTATCTATCCTTGACATATCGCAATCATTGCTTTCAGCCCAGATGGACCATTCTTTTTCAATCTTCTTTTCAAGGTTCCGGCGTTCTTCTGGTGAAATTCCCAGCGTTTCTGCGTCAATGGTTGACTTCAACCGTAATCCACGTCCAACAACATTGGTGCGCATGGTCTTGACTGCTCCATTTGCCAGTGGCACGCCCATATACAAATCACGGGTACGCTGCCGCAATACAGATACGTTGTCTTCTATGTCCTCACGACTGCTGCCGCCTGCATGAAGCCAGCCTGCAAGTGATTTTTTTGTGACGCTGGCGCCATAATTGCCATAGCCACTGTCTAAAATCTGCATTTTCTGCCTTGCAACCGTTCTTTTCAGTGCCACTTGCGGTGCAATGGCTGCTATTACCTTATCAATTCCTGCTGCAATTCCCACGCTTTCACCTCCTTTATTACATGAAAAAAGCACCTTTTCACGGGTGCTTTTCGTCTTTTCTCACTTATTCACGCTACAATATTACCCCATTTTTGCGGGCAATGGGGGGAAATAAACCCTAAAAACGGGCAATCACGGGCAATCTTTTATAAATCCCGTGGCACAAATCGTTTTGCACGGTTCCTGCCGCCGTATTTTGCCGCATTTTCAAGCGCAGTGACTTTCCCTTGCCAATATTCAATAGACTTCCTAATTTCGGTCAGATTTGCTTTCGTCATTGTTCTACTGCCTATTGTGTAGGACTGGGCGTTTGTCACCGCCAGTTCCGCTTCCAGCCATGCGTCAAGGTGTCTTTTTGCTGTTTCCAGTGTAATTCCTGCCATTTATAATATTCCTCCACTTCTTCTTCTGCCACGTTTTACAATTTTCTTTGCTGCCGTGGCTTCTTTCTTTTTGTCCGGTTTCTTCAATGGTACATTGATAATTTCAATAGCTGCCGTTGCATAGTTCCGGCAGTCCAGCGCTTCATTTCGTTTGTGTTCGCCTTTGTCTTTCAGTTCCCACGCAAAATACGGTCTTCCCATTTTGTAGCGCATTACCTTTTTTTCCGACGTTAAGCCCTTGAAATACTTTTCGTCATATCCCTTGCCCTCTTCTTTTGGGAAATGGCAAAAGCCGGGTCCCTCTTCCTCCAGCTTTAGTCTGTCCATAAGCAGGCTTTTTCCGGTATCAACTCCCAGTGTGAAAAGATATGCGCCCTCACGGTTGCTTTTTGACGGCTTCTGGATATACGCTGCGGCGCTATCATTTGAACCTTTGATTGCAAATATTCTGCGATTGAACCGGGCTTTGCAGAATTTATATACTTGATTGGTTCTGTGTCCTCCACTGTCAATGCAGACGCATGACAGCTTCATTTTCGTTCCGTCCGGTTTTTCAAAGGTCTGCAATAAGAATGTGTCAAGGTCTTGCCAGACTTGATTGTTGATGTCTGAATTGTCGCCGTATATTGCCGCATACCTAATGCCCCAGCTTTCATATTCTGGACCCCAGCCCACAACTTCAATTTCAAATCTGTCGTCCTGCGTATCTACGCCAGCTGTCAAGTACAGCACTTCTTCTGGTACTTCGCACTTGTATTTCTCCCGGCGTTTCATCAGTTCGTCGTCCTCTATGGTTTCCCCGTCTTCTTCCCACGTTTGCCCCATTTCAGTATTGGTCCATACTTTCATCAGTTCCACATTGCCTTTTTTCATCTGGTCATTTGCCGTCAGAAACTTTTCAACAACTTCTTGCCATGTGGTCAATGTGGAAGCAAGCGTGTTCAAGTGGAACCCACGCACGGGGTTGTCTGGGTCTTCATGCACAAAGGTTCCGTCAATAAAGTGTTCTTTCCATTCTGCTTCACTGGATATGACGCCACACTTGCTGCAAGCATATCTGATTTCTGACAGGTCATTTTTGTCAAATACAACATTTGACCAGACCAGCGGTTGCAGTTCTCCGCAGCACGGGCACGGTGCGTTCCATTCTCCCCGGCTGCTGTTTTCGTACTCCACTTCTATTCTGGAAGCCCCTTTGACCGTCGGTGTGGAAATGTCCACCTGCTTTTTATTCCAGAACGTAGTCTGACGCTTTGAAGCCAGCAAAAGCGGGTCGCCCTCTTTTCCTGCGCTGGCTGGGTATGCGTCTATTTCGTCCGCAAGCAATATTCTGATTGTGTGGCTTCGCAGTCCTGTTGGGCTGTTCGCTCCTGCAATCGTTATAAAGCCGCCCGGAAATATCTTTTGCATGATTGTATTACCGCTGTTGCGGCTCTTTTCGTTGATACGGTCCGCAAGTACGGGCGTATCACGTAGCATAGGCGACAGCTTTTCTTTTGAAAACTTCTCTGCCATGTCTATTGTCGGCTGTATAACCATAATCGGTGACGGGTCATAATGCACATAATATCCAATAGGGTTCAGCACCATTGCGTCTGTCTTTCCCACCTGTGCTGCCGACATAATCACAACTTTTTTTATTGTAATATCTGTTATGGCGTCCATAATCTCTTTTTGATACGGTGCCTTTGCCGTCTTCCAGCGTCCCGGCTCTGCGGAAGACCCGGCAGACAGTCTGCGGAACTTGTCTGCCCACTGTGAAAGTGTCATTTCTGGTGGCGGTTGCAGCACTTTGAAAATCCGTGTGAACATATCAACTGTGTTTTTCTTCATTGTCTACACCGTACCCAAACACTGTCTGGAAGTCTGAAAGTTCTTCCAATACTTCATCAATGGCGCTTTTCAGCAGCTTAAATATTTCTGTCTGGTCCTTTTTCTTTGATAGAATGGGGCTTAACTTTGCAGGTATAGCCATAAGCCTTGTTTTGAACCTAACAAGTGTGTCTGTCATTACCTGTTCCACGTCCTCTGTGGTGTGTACCTCATTTCTGCGCAGTTGCAATTCCAGTTCTTGTGCTTCTCTTTTTGCTCTGACCAGCTTTGCACGTTCTGCGTTGTAATCTATTGCGCTTTCACTTTCCGGGTTGTTTTTGCGCAAATAATTTATGTACTGGTGGTTTACGGTCTTCAAGTCGTACAGCCCCGGTCTGATTTCCGTTATAACCTTTTCGTCACGCAGCTGGCGCACTCTGCGTTCTGAAATATCCAGCCAAGCGGCAACCGCCTTTGAAGTGTACGCTTTCAAAAACCGCACCCCCTTTCTTTTGTGTCCGAATTGGTCACATTTTTTCTTTTTTAGCCCCTACCCCTTTATTTTTTACCGGGTCGGAAGCGGAAATGAAATTTTCAAAATTATATCTGGGCAGGTTTTGGGCGTCGCCGTACCCGCAGTGCTTCCAGACCGCCAGAAGAACCTATTAAACGTCGTCCACAACGTCTGTGATTTCGTCGTTTTCTGTGCTTCCGTCCGGGTCAATCTCAAATTCTCCCGTTAGCTTCTGTTTGTTCAATTCAAGTTGCTTTTCCGCAAGCTGTAAGCGTCTGTCCTCTAACTCATACGCCTTGATACTGTCCAGCTGCTTGATGATACGCCCGTGTAGCTTGTTTAGTTCAGCTTCCACTTTCATTGCTCTATCAAACGGGCTTGACTTGATAATAGATTTCATTGCTGTTTTGTATATCTCTTTGCCGCCCTCTGGGTCTGTCGCTTGCCCCTGCTCCATGCCGCAGTCCTCTTCTTCCCTGCGTTCTTCCATGCTCTTTGGCACAATCATGTGTACGATTTTATCAGTATAAAAGCCGCCTGCTTCTTTACTCTCGTACTCTTTCAGCAGGCTTTCCAGATAGGCTTTGCGGACGTATAATGCCTGCAATTCCTCCATCATTTGAGATAGTGCGGACGGTGTGCCCATGTTCTGTATTGCTGCCGCCTGCTCCGGGTCTATGTCTTCATACCCCGCCTGTGCAAATGCTCCATGTGTGACAGCGTTTTTGTTCCCCTTTTTTGCCGGGGTTTTTCCCGCAGCATTTTTATTGCCTTTTTGTCCACCCCTTTTTTTAGGCTTCTTTTTCAAGGCTTCGTCCCAGCTGTCTTCTGACTTCCATTTTCTTATCCGCACTTCTGGCACCCCTGCCAGTTTTGCCAGTTCCGCTGTTTCAATCTTGCCGTCTGCGTCCAGATAGCGTTGCATTGACTTGTCCCGTTCCGGGTTTCGTGGTCTTCCCATCTTCTCACCTCTTTTCGTTCGTTTTCATTCTTTTCAAGTCTTCCGGTTTACGGAAGTATAAAAAATTATGGGCTTTGTAAATTCAAAAAATCCCAAAGCCCACTATTGCCAACGTGCAATTTATAACGGCTTAAAGCCTGCTTCACTGGCTTAAATTATACCAGTAAAACGCAGGCAATGGCGGGCAATGATTGCTTATGCAATCCTCTGAAATTGTGAAATAATCTGGTTCTTTTCAAACCTCTGTGAAAGTGTTTCAACTGCTGTATCTCTGATATTTTTGCACTGTCTTTCACTGTATGAGTTTCGTACCGCTACTTGTTCCCATTTGAGGTTGTGCATGTAAAAATCAAAAATAATGCGCTTTTCTTTCAGTTTCAGTCTTGAAACCTCTTTCAAAATCTGTGCTTTTAGCGCTTGTAACTGCTGCGCCTTTGCTTCATACTCTCTGATTTCGCCGCTGACATAATCTGGAATATTAAGCGCCATATTTTCTGTTTGTCGTGATATATTATTTTTTCCTTTTGGTAGACCGTCGCACTGTATAGCGCCAATGGGGTTGTAGTATTGGTCCGTTAAGTCACTTATAATCTTTCTGTATATATTCACCTCCCCGTCTATGTCTTTATAGTATTCCAGCAATTCAATAACCCTGTCTTTTTCCATTGCCTGCGCCATTTGCTTTTCCTCCATTCTTTGTTTTGCCAGTTTTGCCCGGCTGCTATCCGTCTTGCACGTCAACTGCGTGTTCTCCTGCTTCCTGCTGCCGCTCTTTCTCTTCGTACCCCATGCACTTTATGTATCTTTCCGGCTTTCCGCAGCTTTCATAATATTTGCAGTCTACGCAAACATTTTCTTTCATTTGCGCTTCCTCCGTGATATGTACCCTGCGCACTCCGGCTGCCCCCTTAATAACTGCATGGAACACGCCCCGCCGCACTCATAAGCCTTTGTGATATGCTTTGCGCACTTTGTATTTGCACACTGGTTCCGGCAAAATACTGGCGTATTGTCTGTATTAAGCATTATTATTGGTCTTTCCATCTGCTATACCTCCATTTTTCTTATGAACTGGAAGCACTCTGCTGCGTCGTGCATGGTTCTTATTACTCCATCTTCGTCTATGTATACTGCGTCAATAAATTTTGGTTTTGGTGCGTTTCTGTCTTCTATTGGTTCATTTCCAAAATCAATCATAATTTGCAGAACATTGTATATTCTTTCGTGAATAATCATTTTATAATCTGTCATGTTTATTGGCATTTTCTGCACCTCCTATGCTGTTTCATGTAAAATTATCTTTCTGAACATACTTTCAAATATGGGAACCGCAATACTGTTCCCAGCCTGCTTGTATAGCGCCATTCTGTATCTTCCAGAACGCTTCTGGACTGCTTTTGCCCTTTCGTAGTCTTCGTCTGTATATCCTTGCAGACGCCAGCACTCACGTTCTGTTAAATATCTATAACGCCCGTTTCCGCAGTCAATCACCTGCGCTGGTGTTCTGTCCTGTCTGGTCGTGATTGTGTATGCAAAATCTTTTATCACCGTTGCTCTTCTTATGCCTTTTTCTCCAATCACACTGTACACACTCGGTTGCGTCACGTCGTACACTGGCGGCACTTCGTCATTGTCCAGAAGAAATTCTGATATATCTTTCATTGGTGTTCTGATTAAGTCTGAAAAGTCGAACTTTTCACCATTCAGCACCGATACCGTGAAAACCCTTTCCCGTGCCTGCGGCAATCCAAAGTCCCTTGCGTCTAATATTTGATAATTGCTTGTATATCCCAGCTTTTCCATTTCTGCTATGTATTGTTCAAAATTCTTCTTGTTGTAGCCATTTAATACATTTTTCACGTTTTCCCAGATAACATATTTTGGCTTCCATTCGCCCATATTTTGAATAATGTGTATTGTTTCCCACATCAAACTTGACCGGGTGCCGCTTCCTTTGTCTGCCCCTTTTCCTCTGTTTATCCTCCCTGCTTCCGCAGTTGCTTTTCCTTGATGTCCCGCAATGCTCATATCTTGACACGGGCTGCCATGTATCAGAATATCTGGTTTGAGGTTCCAGCCCACCACTGATTGTGTTTTATACTCTAATTCTTCCGCAAACATTGCATTGTATGACCTTACGGCGTTTTCGTCTATTTCCACATAGTCAATAGCTTTTGTTGGAATGTTCAAATTTCGCAAAGCACATCTGGGGGAACCAATTCCCCCAAATAGTTCTAAAATCTGTACCACGTCTACACCTCCTGCAACGCTATTACACAATAGCCCTCTTCAAGTGCGCTGCTGGTCGTGTCGTCGTCCATGCAGATAATTTTCATGTCAGCCGTGTTTCCGGTTGCTCTACCCTCTGCAAACTCAATCAGCTTCACTGTGTCGCCCTCTCTGTAACCGTCATTTTTCAAAATCATGTATGGTCTTGTGTGGTCGATTGCAACGGCTTTCATTTTGTCCGGTGATACTCTGATTGTTTTTTCTTTTCTTTCATCAGACGGCAAGTGCTGCATTTTCTCTTCCTGCTGCATTTCACGCAGTTTCTTTTGTGTTTCCCGGTCAATAGCTGCCTGCTCTTCGTTGTACCGCTCTTCGTCCGTTTTCTGGGCTTCTCTGCGGTTTTCGTAGGCGTTGCAGTTTGTCACGGTTGCTGTCTTGTCGTGGCACTCTTCATAGTGCGTACAGCTGTAACAAAGTGAAGTCATGCTTTCTGGCTGTGGGTCAACATATTCTGGCTGCTGCTCTGCGGCTTCTCCCGCTCCCTCTGCTGCTGTTTCTTCCTGCTGGTCGTCTGTTTCACCATCTGTGGCGCTTTCCTGCGTCTGTGGTTCTTCTGGCTGCTCCTGCAACTGGTTTATGTCCATCTGTCCCGGTATCTGCTGCGCCGCTTCATAGTTCTTTTTCAACTGCTTAATGTCTGATAATGTCAGCACTTCATTTTCCCGGAATACTTCTGCTGCCTGCTTCTGGTAATCTTCCGGCAGCCCGGACGCTTCATAAATGACAGATACAACAATTCTGTTTGCCTTAAATTCTGTCATCAGCTCTGGAATGATATTGTTATAGATTGCTTTATATCTTCCAACCTGTGCCGGGGACGTTTCTATAATTTCTGCCAGCAAATCACGGGTTCTGCCCGGAATGTTCATGCTTTCTTTTAATTCCAGCACCAGTTTTTCTGTTTCCAGTGCTTCTGTCATACGCTCCCAGTCTGTCTTTTCACGGAAACGGTTTGCCATAATCAGTGCCAGTCTGTCCAGTATGGCGTTTTTCTTTGGCTTGATTAAGATTGGAACCCGTCTGAAACGCTCTTTCCCTTCGTCTACCAGCTGCATGACTGCCAGCCGTCTTCTGTGTCCTGCAATGATACGGCGTTTGCCGTCTTCCTCTTCATCAGTTACCAGAAGCGGTTGCAACACTCCTAAAAGTTCAATGGACTGTTTCAAGTCCTGCACGTCCTCCACGCTGTAAAAGTTACCCTTTGACGGTATAAGGTCGTAAATGTCAGCGGTGCTGCTCACGCCCTCTTCGGACGTGACAACCTCTGCACCTGCTGCCGCCTGCTGCTGTTCTGTTTTCTGCTGCTCCCCAGCTTCCTTTGACCGCTGGTTTAATAACTCTGTCAAGTTGAATTTCTTTGCTGCTCCTGCCATTGTCTTTCCCTCCTAACGTGTCCGAATTGGTCACATTCTCAACCATTCTTCCACCAGTGCTTTATAGTCGGCACTTGCGCCGCAGCGTGGGGAATATAAAATGATTGGCAATCTTTCAAATGTGCTGGGTTTCATTTTCGGTGTCTTTCTGATATGCGTATCAAAAACCGGATATTCAAGCGTTTTCAAGAACTCTTCGCCCTGTGTGTCTGCTTCATTGGTTCTGTCGTACTGTGTGACAAAGCAGCCGCAGAAGCGCAACTGCGGGTTCAAATCCTCACGGGTGTTGTCAATCTGTTCTTTCAGTTCTGCCAGCCCGTCTATCGCAAAATCATCAATGGTGATAGGCACCATCACATCATCAGAAGCCACCAGCGCATTTATGGTTGAAATGTTAATGTCTGGGGCGTTGTCAATAATGCAGTAGTCATATTCATTCTGCAAGCCGTCAAGAAACTTCTTGAAGCGTGTCTGCTGTGGTCTGGACTGGTCCAGCATGACTTCAAGATTTGCTGTAAGCAAATTCATGTTTGCTGTGATAATGTCCAACCCCTCAAAGTCCGTGTGCTGGATAACCTCTGCCGGGTCAATGCCCCGCTGTGTCATTACTTCTGCCGTTCCCTTGTGGTCATAGCTGTGGCGGTTCATAATCTTGCTTGCGTTGCCCTGCTTGTCGTTGTCAATCAGCAGGACTTTGAAGCCTTTTACTGCTGCCAGAATATGTGCCATGTTTACGCTGGAAATGGTCTTTGCCACTCCCCCTTTGAGATTGATAATTGATAATGTTTTCATGTGGTATTCCTCCTTGTATCTGGTATGAATTTATAGTTGCTTCCCAGTAATGCACGGGGCGGGACTTGAACCCGCACCCGGCAGCTTCGGTGGTTGCTGCGCTATCCATTGCGCCACCCGTGCTTCTAATTCTCTTTGTAGAAAAATCTTAGATACCAAAGTGTCATATTGCTGTCTTCCTTGTATTCCAACTGCATTGTTGCGCCCGTGTTCTTGCAAAATGTCTTTACCGGGTCTGCTGTCTTTAGTTCTTCCAGTCTTTTCATTCCTCTTTTATGCTGTTCTTCAAGCGTTCCGTTCTTTTCAAAATCTTCCTTGCAGCTATTCAGCCATGAACTTTTTTCGTCTTCTTCTCTTTGATACTCTCTGTCAACTAATGTGCCGTTGTCGTATGCTTCTACAATGTCAATCCAAGTTTGACGTGTGCTGCATTTTTCGTCAGCTGCCCATTTTCGCAGTCTGTCAATGTCTTTTCCCCATTGTTTTGCTGACCTTTTAGCTTCTTTCATTGTGTCTGCTGTATCCGCAAGCTGTGCTTCTGCTTTTTTTATTCTTGCTTCATGGTCCATAGAAGAAAAGAAACAGATTGTTGCGGTGCCTAATCTTTGCTGTTTGGCGTTCATTACGCAAGTGTAATTCAGATTTTGTTTTTTAAGCTGTCTGCTCATTTTTTGGTATTCTTTTTTGATTTCCTGCAATGTCATTTTGTGTACCTCCGTTTGTTTACTTCTTTAACTGTCTTTATTATATACTTACGGAAGTATAAAGTCTATTGACATTTTATACAATCTTACGGAAGTATATTTGTATATTTTGTATACTTCCGTAAGTATTTGTTATTATCTGCCCCGGCGTTTCAGTTCTTCTGCAAATTCTCTGACCGGAACTTTCACGGTCAATGGTTCATACTTCCCGCAGGCGTCCAATTCATACAAGAACTGTGTTTCACCTTTTTTCAGATAGTGAAGTGTTGCAATGTCTGTGACCTTATGCAGCGCAACTGCTGCCGTTGTAATCACTGTGCAACCCTGCGGCAAATAAAGCGCTTCTTTTGTTTCTCCGTCCTTTGTTGTCTTGATTGCTACTGTGTCCCCAATCTCTAACGGACACACTGCCTTGAAAAATTCTGCTTTCATTCCTCTTTGTCCTCCTGTTCGTGTTTCTCTCTGTTCTGTCTTCTTACCTCCCAGCCAACTTCTCTGACCACTACAAAGACCAGATATAAAATGCCCAGCCCTACGCAGACCGCAAAGAATGTTACCAGTGCTTTTACAACCTCAATCAGAAATGCAATCATTGTTCTTGCCCTCCCTCATTTTCTGTTTTGCCCAACCAATAGCCCGGCTGCTTGCGTTTATCTGGTGCAGCTGGCGCACTCTTATGTTGTTTGTCTTTTCTTCCGCTTCTTCCTGCTGCCGTTCCAGCTGTCGGCGGTATAGTAATTCTTTCCCGCTGTAATACTTCCGCTTCTTTTTCGCCATCTTTATTCCTCCTAAAAGTATTTGCGCTGGTATCTGCTGCCCTTGCTCGCCTGTTTGCGTCGCTGGCGCTGTTTTCTTCTCTTCTGGTACTTGGCGTCTTCTGCTGCTGTCACCTGCCTTTTGACTGCTTCGTGGTCTATGTTGTCCGCCTCTTCTTGCAGGACTTCCAGCACTTCAACTTCACTGTCCTTGAAAGTGAATGTCATACCGGGGTCATACTCTCCGCTTGTCCAGTCTTTCTGGAACTTCTCAAAATTATCTCTGTATCTATACGGCGCCTGCGGGTGGTACTGTTCGGCTTCATATATGCCCAGCATAACTTCTTTGTCGTCCTTGTCGTCCCAGTTGTAAAGGTGCCAGCTTTCGTGGTTGTCCCAGTTCCACTTTGACAAATACAACACTATTCCGTCAAAGTAGTTGCCCTCACGCACCATGCCTTTCATTTGCTTGCAGGTGAAGCCCTGCCCCTTTAATTCCTCTTTGATTTTCTCATAGTCCCTGCCGCCAGTATGTAACTTTGCTCTTACGATTAACGGCAAATACTGTTGCTGTTTATCTTCTTTTCTTGCCATTGCTTGTCCTTTCCAGTCTGTCTGCAATCCTCAATATGCTTTCCATTGACTTTCTAATGTTTGTGTCTGTGCCCTCTGTGATTTTCAGCACGTCTGCTATGTCCCGCAGTTCTTGTGCCATTTCTTCTGTTTCCCCGGTCACAATGTCGTATTTATTGCGGCAGGCGGTGCAGACCTGCGAACCCTCCGGGATAACTTCACCGCATATCAAGCAGCGGTCAACGCCGTTCATTCTTCCCAGCTTTCGTATTTCTTCACACGCCTTGTCAAGTTCTGCACCTGCTCAACAAGGTTTGCAACCTCATGTGGTGACAATCCGGTTTGTTCATAGTCATACAGCTTCTTTGCGGCTTGATTGACTGTGACGTGTGGTTTTAATATGGCTTTCTGCCCGTTCTGGCTGTATTCCGTCAGCGTCGTTCTCTTCTGCCGCTTCTGTGGCTTCTGGGGCTGTCTGAACGCCCCTGCACGCTTCATGGTGCTGTAATATGGCACTGTCTGTTTCAATGTGTGGTCCATTGCTCCCATTTACTCTTCCACCTTTCTTCCTGTCTGCTCTATAACTCCCAGATAACCCGCTATTGTGTCCATTGCTTCTTCTGCCGTCCAGCAAACCGCCGTTTCATAGTCCTGCTGCCGCAGCTGTTCCAGCCACCAGTCCTGCTTGTCTGTTGTTTTGTTCTTTCCCCACTTCATTTCCACATAAAGCCCGTGTTTTCCGTTTCTGGCTACTGGCAAGCATAAGTCCGGCACGCCTGCTTTTACTCCCTGCCGTTTAAGGTTCGCCGCTTCAAGCTGGTTCCTGCTACCGCCGTTTGGTATGTGGTGCAGCAATTCCAATTCCGGGAAGTCCTTTGCATAGAACGTCGCCCAGTTTATAACTCTTTCCTGCTCTGTGGCTTCACTGCGCTTTCTGTAATATGTTCTACTCATTGGC